TTTTGTTCCACTTGTATGTGAATTTGAAGCTTGACCTGTGACTGAATTAGCAACCAATGTAGTATCATTTTTAGTTGTTGCACCATCGCTATCATTTGAAGCAAAATTAAATCCTATAAAGTCTTGACTTGTTCCTTGACCACTTGTGTTATCTGATAATCCGAAAAATCCTATACAGTTTGAACCACTAGAATGTGATTGTGCTGTTGGAGTATGTGAAAATCTTAATAAGAATTTTGTATCAGATATTGTTGAACCAAAATCATAAGTTGCACAATCATTACTTCCATTTCGGTTTAAACTATAACTTAATGAACCACTTGTGACGTTTACAGCACCTGTATCTGCAAAAGACCAACCTGTTGTATCACTCATATCTTCAGTATATGTTGCATCTACTGATGATTCAGCTTTCCATCGATATATTTTTCTTGTATCTGTTTCACGATATTGTGTTCCAGAATTTGGTGCTAATGATACTGATTGTTGATTAATAACTTCAATATCACCTAATATTTCCATATCAGCAGTAGTAGAATTGGTTTGTTCTGAATCATTTGTTATTAGAATATATCTTAAATCTGTTATACCTGTTGCTGTGACAGTTTTTGTTTCTAATGGAGTGCTATATGATGAATCGTTTTCTGCATATACTTTGAAGGCAAAGTCATTTCCATCTCTAACTATTTCCCATCTGTATATGTTTGATGTATTTGGAGTATATGTTGAACTGAAAGATTGAACGTGTGTTGAGTTTCCCTCATTATTTGTGTTTGAATTTGCTCTTGCTCTTGTTATTGCTTCTGATGAGTTGAGAATCTGTTGCAAGTTAACCGTATATTGATTTGTTCCACTATCTTGTAAACCCTTACTAAGCATAATATTTGCTGTCACTCCACCACCTGCTGGAACAGTATTCCATCTTATCTTTCCAAACCTTACAGTAAATGATGAATCAGATAAATTAACACCACTTCCTAAATAATCTGAATCTTGTAAGTCAATGTAAATTTCTTGTGATGTTGTGCTTCTTCTTAAAGTTGCTAAATCAACACTATCATTTGTTGCATTATATGTAAAGTCACTACTGTTGGAAGTCCAACCTTTATCAGTTGATAAATCATCTGTCTTTGTCACATCTGCTAATGTTGTTGCATCTGCCAATGTTTGTTTTTCATCTGTGACTATTTCACTTGCATCACCCCATACTGTTAATGTAGTACCACTAGCCCAACCACCTGAACCATTTTCTTTTACTTTAATTGATGTAATTTGGTCAGAGGTATTAGCCCACTTTCCTACTATTTCTCTACGATCTGGTACATTATTTCCAGTTGTGTTTGCCATACCTTCACCAATTACAAGTTTTTCCTTATCTGCTATATTTGTTATATGCCAAGTGACAAAGGAATCACCACTAGCAGTGCCTATACCACCTAATGTTGCTTCTGAAGTTCCAGTTCCGTCACTATCACTATTTGCTGAATATCTTCTTGCATAATTAGAACCTGTGTCACCATTGAATTGTAAATCAGCACCACTAATACTACCACTTGCAACACCATGTAATTGAACCACTAAACTTTCTTTAGCTGTGAATGTTCCTGAATTTATCTCATTAGCAGTAGAAGTTAATTCAACGTGTGCTAATCTTTGCCAACCCAATTTAATCAGAACCCCATACTTGTATGTAAGAACCTGAAGCGTATGATCCACTAGCACCTGTATTGTTTATAGTTATTCTAGAAATTAAATCTTGGTCATTACACCATTTTGCTACAAATTCACATCTGTTTGGAGCATTACCAGCTCCTGCTGAATTACTTCCATAAATATCTCCTATAACCATTTTTTCTTCACTTGCATGATTTATGATAAATAACTCTACAACCTTGTTTTGATTATCATCTCCATAAACATCTATTGAACTTTCACCTGTTGCCGTACTATCAGAAGCACCATTGTTTGACCTTCTTCTTGTATAATTACTTCCATTATCATTATTTAATCTAACATCTGTTCTAATATTACCACCTGTTGCTATTAATACTGCTTTTACCCATAGATATTTTTTAGATATTGCATTTGTAGCTCCTGTTGTCAAAGTATCTGCACTTGAAGTTAATGTTGTTTTATTTAATTCTTGCCAAAAAACTGTACCTGAATCAGCTTCATCATCGTCACAACCTAATACAACAACTTCCGAACCACTTGCAAAGCTACCACTTTCAGATTCATATATATTTACAGAACTTATTTGATTTGATGTATTAGTCCACTTGCCTACTATTTCACCTCGATTTGGATCTTGATTTGTTCCATTAAGTTTATCTATTTCATGTGTTATCCATAGTTTTTCTTGACTTGCGTTATTAGTGACATTTGTTATTGCAAACTCATCACTTTCATTTGAACCAGAAGCCAATGTATGAGAAACATTTGATCTATTAGCACCAGAAGCATTACTACCATTTCTTGAACCTCTTTGTGCATAGTTATTGTTGCTATCAGAATTAAATCTAATTCTTGATGCAGGTCCATTACCACTTGCTATACCATAATATAATACCATTAAATTATCTTTAGCTGGTAATGATGAAACATCAATATTACTACCTGATGAACTTAATGTGGTTCTTCCTATTTCTTTCCAACTTGTAGCTGGAGGTGTTGTTGTAAGTGTAGAACTTCCTTCAATAATATTTCCACCAAGATAATTAACCAAAATTATCCCCTATGCTACTTGCAGATTTTGAATCGAACCGTTTTTCTTTATTCGTATGAATAGTCCATCATTGTTTGAATCTACTTGTCTTACATACATTTGGGATTCACCTGTTCTATCTGCATTATTTGTTGAATCAGAATCGAAACTTGTACCTTGAATTTCAAAGCAAGCTCTTTGTAAATCTTCTACGTCATAAAGTCCAGCAAAGTTTAGATCATCATCTGCTGTTGCTACGAATCCACCTGATGAGGTTGCCCATGACGGAGCAGTTGCACCACCATTCATAGTTAGAACTTGACCTGCTGTTCCCTTTGCTAATTTAGATAAAGTGTTAGAACCACTTGCATAAAGAATATCTCCTTGAGTATAAGTTGTTTGATTTGTTCCACCTTTGGTTTCTGCTACTGCTGTTCCACTCCATGTACCTGTTGCAATAGTTCCTAATGTTGTAATGTTTGTTGAACCAGCAAAAGTTGAGATTGCTGTATTCTCTACATTATTTAATGATAAATCTGTTTTTACTTCTGTTGCACTTCTTCCTTCTAAACCATTAGCAGTAAATTTTGCATAATCATTATCAGCTACACTTGCGTGATCTATTTCAACGATATTATCATCTGCAATACCTGTTGTTATAGTAGTTTGTATTCCAGCTTCTGCAAGGGTTTGATTCTCCCATACACTAGATGAATTATTCCATTGTAAAATTTCATTGTCACCAATAGATGTGATTGTTGTATCATTCATTTCATCTATTGTATTTTCTGTAGCTACTTGAGCATCAACGTATGCTTTTACAGATTGTTGTGTGACTAAGTGAGTTGCACTATCACTAGCCATGTTATCTTCATCTTTAACAAGTAATGAACCACTTCCTAAAGTTCCTATAAGATAAATTGCATCACTTCCTCCATCGCCTATGTAGATACTTGGAGATGTTATGCTTGTGCTAGTTGAGTTTGCAAAGGCACAAGTTCCACCTGAAAATGTATTAACACCAGCAAGAGTTGGTAATCCAGCTTCTGCTAAAGTTTGATTTTCCCATACGGAACTGCTATTATTATACTGTAAAATTTCGTTATCTCCTACACTAGAAATTGTGACATCACCTATATCTCCAACAGCATTTACAACACCTCCTCCATACCCAAACCAATGATTTCCTTTTCTGATTAGAATTGTTGGACTTGTAGTTGAAAGTGTTTCATCTGAATTGCTTACTGTTTTAATTTGACCGTCTGCTGAAGGACTTGATGTATTCTTTAATGTGATTGTGTCGCCTGCATCTGCAAATAGATATACTAAATCATATTGATTTGTATTTGTAATTGCTAATTTATCTAAATCATCTGATGTTCCTGATTCTGAAGCAATAACTGAAATAGAATCTGTAATAGTTGCTACTCCACTTGAAATTGTTATAGTTGCATTTGCTGGAGTGAATCCTAGCATTCCATTTGCATCTGGATCTGCATTCCATTCATTACTTCCAATCGGACTAGAACCATCATCAGGATAACTAGAAGTATCTACTTGTGTTGCATTTCTGTAAAGAGCTTTTCTTGCCATTAACCTTTCTTCTCCTTACCATCTTCTGATTTTAATACAAAGTTCACTTTCTCTTCATATCTTACTTTATCGTTCAAACCTGTTCTTCCTTTAGGGAATGACATATTTATTCTTTCTAAAAGTCTGAATACCCCACCCATTGTGAGCTTCTTTGTCATGGCTATACGCCATTCATTGTGTGATTGACGAAAAGTGTCAAGGTATCATTTGCAGTTTTACTGAATGATGCACTAAATGTCCAATGCGTTAAAAGTTTGGTTGCATTTACAGGTGAAGCATTATCGTGAATACATCCACCAAGAATACCTGTTGCATTGAAATCTCCTGTTGCCCAATAATATTTGTATGATACAGCATCTACTGAACGACCAGAGTTGTCAGTATCACTATCATTTGTTTTTGGGTAATTAGATTCTAAAGTATCTCTAGAAGCTGTGACTGGAGTTGTGACTTGTTGATAAGTATCAGTTTTAGCTGGAGTGACAGTTCCTGTTCTTAGTTCTGCTCTTCCTTGTTTGAATAATTCGTTTGTTGCTGGAGTTTCATCTGCTCCCATCTTTGCATAATAAATATCGCCATCGTTAGTGACAATGTTATGAGTATAATTCCATTCTTTATAACCTGTATCTACATTCTTTACAATAGCACACACGTTATTGTTTGGATCTAATTCTACATTTCTTGAATGAAATGATGGTAGTCTATCTTTCCAAGAAAGAAATTTCTCTGTCCGTTCATCTACGGTATCGAAAGAAGTAATCTTCATTTCTAAATCTCCCCAAACACTTTGTATTTGACACCAGATGTGACAGTCACGTTAATTGCTGTTGCTGTGTGAGTTCCTTCTGTTATATCAAAGTTGCTAGCACTTTCTTCGGTGACAATAACTTTAACCAGTTGTGGAGTTGCTTTCAAACCATGTGGGATAGTTTGAGAATTACCGTTTGCTGTTTGTTCTGCTGAAAGGAAGAATTTTCCTCTTAATCTGTTAGGCATACAATGGTATAATATCATTATGTTAATAAGTATATTTTCATTTATATAGAAAATTAATTACTTAATCATCGCCAAAGTCTTTCAGTATCTTTTTTAACTTATCTGAACTCTTTGGATCATTGGGATTCTTATCAGGATGATGTTTCTTTATAAGCTTTCTTCGTTTTTCTTTAACTTCTTTTGGTAAATCTGATTTTTGTATTTTAACTTCTGTATCTACAATAACCTTCTCACCTGTGTCTATTTCAACATCTGTTTTAACTTCTAATGAATCATCTGTCATATTCCAATTACGTTGATAATTTCTTGAAATATATTTATGCTTCCCATGATGTTCTCCGTAGGTGTCTTCTGTTCTTTTTGGCATATCTATTTCAGTATCAAGTTGTTAATTAGTTTATTGTGTTGGGTTATTATATCAATTCCACTTTCTTAGCATTCTACGTCTAAAATATTCAATAATTCTATTATTTATCTTTCTTTTACCATAAAACTTCTGTATTCTATCAACATCATGTGCCAATCCTACTGCCTTTGGATATACTCCATTCTTCTTATAAACCTCTATTGCTTCTTCGGATAATGGTAATTCTTGACCATGAATGAGATATTTTCTGTCACCTTCATCATGTAGTACGACCTTTCCAGAATAGTATGGGTACATAACACACTCCTTACATTCGGATTGATGTCGTAATCCTAGAGCATGACCACCTTCGTGAATCATAACATGAATTAAATTATAAGTTTTCAGTTTAACTTTAGTTTCTGGATCAGGATAATTTTCAGGATCTAATTCATGTGCTGAACGTGGCTTTCCATCTTCTGACCAAAATACAGAATCATTGAATACCATATCTCCACCAATCTTTCTACCATTAGGAAAGTATGCGTATGCTAATACTCCTTTCTTTTCTTTAAAATAATGATTTTCTTCTCTTTTCTGAAACTTTACTTCTATATCTGCAACTTCATTTTCTTTGTATATTCTTTTAAATTTGATATTCTTAGTTCGTAATCCCCATGTTCTCAAGGCTATCGTTAATGCTCTATGTTCAAAACTAGAGTTAGGAAATGATTTTGATTCTTTACCTTTCAATAATTTGTATGTGACAGTTCCACTTCCCCATTTATGATCCCATTCATCTATTTCATTCTCTGATGAGAAAGAAAGATTTTCGTTTAATGTTTCTTCAATGTATAAATCATTTAAAACACAATCAGGATTTACCATGTATATTTAATTAATATTGAGTATAAAAAAATATAGATTATAGTTTTCACTAACTGAATTTCAAAAAATCAGAGAAAACTACGATTATTTCTTTGCTTTAGTTATAGCATAATCAGCAGTAAAACCTGTGACTAGACCGACTAGAATGATTCCAGCTTCTGATAATCCATCAACAACAATGCTTTGGCTTAAAGCTAATGAAGCAAATGTTGCTATGATTATAGAACCAGCTAATTTTCTAGCACTGTAAGGTTCTTTACTGTGTAAATACCCTCGCAATGTATTCAGTCCAGCACCAATTACTGATGCTCCTGCTACCATAATTAATGGATCCATTTCATTGATACTCCATAATACATCTATTTATATCTTCAATGCCCATGACACTTACATGAACAGGTTTTTTCTGGATCATCTGTGCAACAACCACATTGAAAACAACAATAACCTCTACTCAAGACGACCATTCCTATTTAATAATTCTTTTACAATATCTTCCCATTCAGGTTTCAATTCAGGATGAGTTTTATCAATAACATCTTCTTGCATCTTGGTTAAAACTATCAAAGCTTTTTCAATTCTATATGCTCTTTTTTGTAAATCTTCTACCTCATCTGCCACTTTCTGTAAACAATTAGTTCGTTTCTTAAAATAACCTGTAATTCCTGTGAATCCAGCAGTTATTATAATTCCTATCATAATTATGAATGAGTTTTCGATTAGAGATTCAATCATTATTTTGTCTTAGAATTATTTTTACTTAAGCCTTTTTTCTGACTTTATTATAAATTAACATTCCAACATTTATCATTGGAATAATTTCAACTAGATCAATTCCATACAGAAAGAAATCTAGAATAGGATTTGCTCCCCATACAACTCCACTCTGAAGTATAGCATCTCCAGCCCAAACCATGTGAGGTATTTGCATGAACAGAATTATTGCTGTTATGAATAATGATTCTGTTGTATGTCTATTATACCAATCCCAAAATCTATTCCACATGAATAGAATGTTATTTCTTTGGTTTAAAACCTTTTGAATGGTATATTCCACTTATTGCTACGGTATGTTCTAATTGAACTTTTGCATATTGGACAGTTATCTTATCTAACTTTAATAATTTCCTTAGATGTTCATTACAAGATGATTTACCGAAACCTGTTTTCTTTTGTATATTTTGTCTAAGTGGTAGAATGCCTTTCTTTTCAAAGTAATCTATTGCTTCCAATATTTGATTTTCAGTATATTGAGCTGTTATAGCTTCTTTTGGAACGTATGTTAATATCTTTCCTGAAATGTATTCGGTTTTACCTTTCATTTAGCCAACATCCTATATTTTATTTTTGCCTTTGAATTTCTTGGTCTAGTGCTTACTAATGAACCACAACATGGGCATCTAATGTTTTCACAATCTTCATGTTTAATCCACCATTCACAAGAACGACAATATACGTGAGTATGATATTTTGACTTTGGAATACTATGTGATTCACATATACCTTTACATCTTCCTATTCCCATAATGGACACTCCTTCTTTTTACAATGTTCACATAATAATTTACTTGAATCATCTAAAGGTGACATACAACCACATTCACACATACATCTATTTGGAACCAATTCCTTTCTCCAAAGTTTGAACCTTGATTTCTAATTCTCTAACTTTAGTAATCAATGCTTCCCAATCTGGTAATGTTATAATAAACAATCCTGTTTCTGGATCTATAAATGAAGGACCATCTGTATTCATCAAGCTTGATTCACCTTCATTCTTGTAATCTTTGTTTTTAATGGAGCATACTCATCTTCCCAAGTTCCGTCTTCATGGAAATTAAATTGAACACTTCCTAAGTCAGGAGGACTTTCAGGCATTATTTTATACATGAATGGAGTTTGTAATTGATAACATGGTAATACTTGCATTAATCTACTTGAAGATTTCTCTTGCCAATAATGATGAACGTGAGCTCTAATAATTCCAAATATCTTTCTTGAACGTTCTAAGAAATGTGATTCGTTTAACATCATCATAGCCATTGCTCTACTAGGAGCAGTTCCTCTATACATCCAAACTTTAGTTGAACCCATGTGATGAGCTACGTGTACAATCTTTTCTTTATCAGTTTTGAAAGTTGAATCAGGAGCAAGATTGATTAGTTTAGCTTCAGTTGCATATCTACTGTTTTCTCTTTCAGCACCAATATCCCTTGCTATTTGTTCTTCAATTTTAATTGCATCAATATTTACATGATAAGGAGTTCCTATTACAGCATAGATTTTTTTAGGCTTCCCCCAATATTTGAAAAGTTTCTTAAACTCTTGAGCTTGATTATCCATATCAACTGTCCATACAGAACTTCCTCTATCTGCTTTCGCTGGACCATCAATTAAATCTCCATTCAAAACTATACAATCAGGATCTCTCCATTTCTTTGCTACTTCTTTCCAATGTTCAAACATTAAACCTTGTTGATATGTCATACCAACACTTCTTCCACCTTCATGTTCTGCACTATCTGTCATTAATCCTACATTACTTCCAACGTGAGTATCGTTTATGAAAACTGTTCTTTTTACTTTAGCAGATTTCAAAATTTAATCACCTTACAGTTTTGAGTTAAACCTTCTTTCTTTAAAACTTCATTCTTCTTTATAGTATAATCATATCTTCCAGAATATTCTCTTTCTAATTCCAACACTTGTTCTTCAGTTTTTTCAGGATATTTTATGTGTATTAATTCATGGATTAATGTATCAACTAAGGTTTGATAATTTCTCTTACAAAGTCTTGGATTCAAATAGATTACCCTATCATCTGGATATGTTGAACCAAAAATATAATCTAATTCTTTAATGTTCTTTTCTTTCTCAAGTTTATTCATGTGAAAATAAAACATAGAAGCCATCTGATCTTTATCAACTAAGGAAACAGGTTTATTGATTTTGAGTATTTTTGAATATGATCTTATTAGAGTATGAATTAATTCTAAATCTAAATCATCAAATTGTCTAATATAATCTTGTTTAAACTTCTGTTGTTTACTACGTCTTTTGTGTTTGCGTGGCTTGGCGTTCACCATACTTAATTTCTAAATAAATCACTTGTATATAATGTTCGCTATTCGTCTATTGATTCATATTTAAGTATGTAATCCAAATACTCTTCAAATTCTTTTTTATTAGAAAAACAGTTTATGGTTGCCACTAGAATACTATACGACTTCATGTCATATTAGTATTGAGAATGAATTATCTCATTCAGTATCTTTGACTGAACCACACTCTTTACAGATTAGAAGTTGACCCATTGAGCTCATTTCACAATGGTCTTGGCATACTTCACATACCTCTGCTTCATGTGTAGTCAATATCTGGTCGGACATTTCCTTCAATCTATTTATGTATTCTTTCTATAAATATCTTTATTAATTAATAGGCACAAAATTGAAAAATGATCTGTATTGATGATCTTTGGTTTTGGTTTACAAATTGGTTCTTTAATTCGTGTGAAATACTTTAAAAAAATTAATGGTTGTGGCAATCACAAGTGCAAGTTCTTCCCTTACACTTTATATGATTACCACGATAACAAAGATATGATAATTGTTTATCTTTTCTTTGTTGGATTTGTATTTGTTCTACCATGAGATATACACCTTTGGATTCAATCCTTTCTTTTCTTTTTCAGCACCAAGATAAAAGAAATCAACTAATGATTTCAACCAAGTTATCTTAGAAAAGAAATCTTCTGGTGAGTTCATATCTGAAACTTCAACTTCAGTATCATCAGAAGAAACTGCGTGTAGTATTGCTTCTAACATTTTTGAGTTTGGAATATCTTCTTCAGGCATCTTACTTCCCATTATTGCGTGGGCTAAGTATAATCTTGTTCCTAACGCTAATGACATCCAAGTTGAAGCATTGAATTGATATCTCAAACCTGAAACTCCATCTTTGTTTCCACTTCCATTACATTCACCACATTCTTCTTTTCTGGTTTCATTCCAACCATCACCTTGACAATATTCACATTTGTCAGCTTCAGGTATTTCATGTTGCCAATACTGATCAGGAAATATCATTCTAAGTAATTGATTTTCTTGTGTCATTCCTATTGATGCACGAAGATAACCTGTATAACCATGACCGATACTATATCCTGTTATCTGTTTATCTTTTTCTTCATCATTTTGGTTATCCCAATGAAGATAAATGTCCGTTCCCATTTCTATATTTACCTAAAGTCGTTTGGGTTTAAACCTTTTTGTTTCACATCTTTCATCCAGTTTCTGTAAGAGTTTATACAATCTCCACATCTATGAGGTTCTTCAACATCCAAGTCGTGACCTCTTAACCACCATACGAAACCTCCTACGTCTTCTTGACAGATGTATAACTTTACCATATTTTCAATACAAGTGAATGTTCTTCCTTTAGCCCAAAGAGCTCCAGTATAACACATTCCAAGCCAATCCCATAATCTATATCTTGCGATTGCCAAGTCTTGTAAAGTTTGCCTTAGTTGATTTTCCTCTGCTCCATAATATTTCAGAGTAGCCAATATGGTTTCAATGAAAGGTTTACTTAGGTTATTTTGACCGAAAGTTTCTCCTTCAATTCTTGGTTCTAAGTTTCTACCAATACGAATTAATTCATTCCATAACTTTCTGTCATATTCTGGAGATTCATCTCTAAGTTTTTTTATGAAACAGAAACCTTCTATACTTCCATCTTCAATGTCGTTGAGTTGGTTTCCTTCTTTATCTAGAGCAATTACTTTGTCTGCTCCGTCTGGAGTTCCAATCACATTACATTCATAATCCTTTGGAAGTGGATTAGTATCTGACTGCTTCTCTGACTTCAATTCTTACGGATTCTTCTCCAAAGATTTGTTCTTCGTATCTTTTAGGATTATTGAATCCTAACAATTCTAATACTTTAACAGAACCATGAGGTCCTGTTCCACCATAACCACAGTTGCAACCTGAAAGAAGAACCAACCCACCTTCACATACAATTTCCATAGACATTTCTCTATTCTGATCAATGTTTATTTGTCGTATAGAACCGAGTTTTCCTTTCAACGTTTCCAAGTATTCGATACTTTCACTTGTCACTCCATATCCTTTATCTGAATAAACTTGGTATTCAGGTAAAGATGTTATGTTTGACATTGTCTTTCCTCGTCTATTGTTTTGTGCCAACTTCTATATTTAGAATATGGCTTCTGTATTTTTTTGTGAAAATTTCTTTCCACATTTATTTCTGATATGGGAAGCGAGTTGTACTTATAAAAATCACAAAACGCTTCTCTTGATCCACAACTAGAACAAATTTGAGTTTTGTTATCTCTGCGAGAAACAGCATTTCTACCATTTTCGTCTAATTCGTGCTTGTTGCATCTAGGACATATTTCCGTTTTTATGCTATTAGGCATAATAATATTTAGTAAACTGAATAATATAAATCGGTTCTTTTTTATGCTGAAACCCAGTTCCATTCGCTAGTAAATTCCAGAGCTTTCATCGCATAAATCACAGACATTGTTGAATCTCGAGGATGATTGAACATCTTCCTGACTTTCATGCGTTTATCAACACCTGTTTCTACATCACCCATTTCATCTAAATCTCTACGAGTTATCTCACAAAATTCATCAATCAACCAATCTGTTTCCCAATCATTTTTACTAGGTATATACAGTTTCATTTTAGCTAATTTATCATCTTCAGGTTTCTTCTTATCAGGAACTTGTGTTTCTAATAAATCAACAAACTCTTGAATTATTGTTGTCTTGTCTAGTTTAATCATACCTGTCACTTCTCCATGCTCATCTATCTTCTTATCATATCTCATCATAGGTTTGGTTTCATCTCCAACCGTTCTACAACCTACAAATCTTGCAGAACTTACACCATTGAATAATTGTCCTGTAAGTCTATCTGCTCCACCATCTTGAATTGTTTTAACCTGTATCGCTCCATAACCCAAGTCACCGAATCCTATATCACATTTACATTGATCAAATAATTTTGTTATATATTGTGCCTGATCCATTTGATTTTCTGCTGGTCTTTTTTCAATGAATGCCATTTGATATCTGTCAGTTTCTCTCCAATGAATGAGAATACATATCACAGTTGCACTTTTTGAAGGACTACTTCCAAAGTCAACGCCCAATGCAATCTTGACTTTATTTTGGAATTTATCTTTTATATGAGCTATCTGTTTAGGAGTCAATAATACTTTATCAGATTCCATGCAGGCTTCAACCATTTCTCTTGTGACAGGTCTTCTCAAAGCATGGAAGAATCCACCAAGAACGTGAGAGTTGAATATTGATAACGGATTATGTTTCTTCTTCCACTCTATTGAAAACTTTGGATGTAGTTTGTATTTCTTTACAGCATCATCTATCGTTAATGGTATTGTCGGAACTATGTATTGTGGAATATGATAACCATGAAATAATTTGTTATGAGGTTTTTCCGATACCCATTTACCTTTCAAAACATCTTTCATATAATCTCCAATCACTAATCCTTGTTTATCGAACTTGAGTTTATCTCTCCAATCTTCATCATCATAAACCCATTCTCTTTGATCAGTTTCATTCCATAATCTTTCGTATGGAGAACCAGATTCACCACCAATACCTAGAATGTATAATCTTCCTTTAGTTGCAGTCATAGCTTCCTGTAATTTAGGAAGGAATTGTATATCGTGATATTGTGCTTCATCTAAAATACAAACCTGAAGTGACTTTCCTTCTACGTGTCTATAACCCCAATGATCTGTCGTTATGTAAATTGTAGAGTTATTTTTTAATGGAACTTCTCCAACATTACCTGCACTCTTTCCTGAACGTGGGAATCTACTAAGTATTTCATTCGTGAGAAATGTTCCAACTCTTAGTTTTTGATTACTGAAAGCATTTCTATTGACATCATCATAACTCACATAACAAACGGAAATGTTATTTCTACTGGTAGTATAATTTGCTAGAACATCTGTTGCGAATGTTGATTTGTAAACCTGTCTTCCAGCGACAACCATTATGTCTTGTGTTTTATCTTCATAGATTTCTTCCCAAAATGGAATCGTTAGAAATGTTCTTCTGTTCTGTTGACCTTCAACATAAGGTCTTGCTACATTAATCCATTGTTTAATATCAGTTGGCAAAACTGGAAGTTCTTCTTCATCGTCAAGCCAAGTTGTATTTGTCCTAACGAAAGTTTGAATCTTACTACGATAAGTTGTCATTAGCTTCACCTACATCATTCATGTGAGATTTAATAGCATGGAGAGCAGGACCATCCATTAGGAATTGTGTTTGTAATGCTATATTCTCATCTCTCTGTTTTAAAACTCTAAGTCTATCATCTCTTGGTAATGCTGGATCTTGTAATATCGTATTCAAATTTCTTTCAGTATCTCTTAGTTTTTCTAAACCTATTTTCCATTCATGGACAATTCCTTTCTTCGCTAAATCATCTAGCCATTGACTAGCCATTTCTTTTATTGATTTAACATCACGTTCAACTGTGCTAATTGATATTTGTAATTGCTTTGATATTTCTAATTGAGTTGCTCCCTTTAGTAGAAGTCTGTTAACTTTATCTCTTCTAACATCTACTTCTTTCTTCTTTTCTTTTTTATGTGGATGCAACATATTACAAAGCTCCCTTTCTAATTAATAACGGTATTTCTATATGACAGTCAGGACATTTGAATGTAGGATGTTTCATTGTGTTGACATTAACTCTTCCAATTATCTTTGTCGTAGTATTACATTGTGGGCATTTAACTTCATAATCAATTTTACTCATTAAATTCTCATCTAATTCTTCAACTATCATTCCATCTAATGATCCATCAGAATCCTCATCTATTTCAACGTAAATTGTAATAGGATCTTCTTCTTTTTGAATAGCCATAACTTTCACCATCTTTCTTAAGACTGTGTCCCATTCCCATCTTTCCCTAAGCATAATATTCTCTCCAGCAACTTAATGTTTTAAGTTTTTTTTGCATAGAGAGTTCCTTCCTTTTCATTTACCTTGATTACAGTTTGGATGCCTATAAAGGTGATCCTCACAAACATATTCAAAACATTCTTTACAAACTGTCTGTGGCATTTTAGTGCAACTTTTTTGACAACATTCAACTGCTCCAGTTTCAACATCTCCGTAGTCTTTATCTCCGTCTTTACTACCATACTTTTCTGCAACAGCATCTTTATTTGCTATCTTAATATTCCATTCTGGATTTGGGTTTGGAACAAAAATATGTTCATCCTTCTTATCCGTATTAGTCATTTATACATCTTCTCGTTATCTTGACTTTCCTCACTTGGTATATAAGTTTCTTGCATACCAGCTATTGCAGAACGAGTTTCCAAATCTTTCAATTTCAAGTCTATTAATTTCATTGCTATTTCTACTTCATAAGGACTTGGTTTCAAATCAGATACAACTTTACTAAGTGCAAAATCTATTGCGTTGAAAACTGCTGTTGTTTTCTTTTCATCAAATAATTTTAGAATAGTATCTAGTTCTGCATCGTCTTGTTCTGACATATTAGAATAAGAACATTATGATTTATAAGAATATGGAAGTTGAGCAGTTCCCCAAATTGTGTCTCGGATGGAGAACAATCCTACCCAACTTCCTTTCACTGGATCAAGCACAAAGATCCTGTGTATGGAATTAGTGGCTAGAAAACCATCTGAATGACAAGACTGTTGTAAACAATGAAGAAAACAACGTTCTAATTCCATATTTATTTTAAATTTAATACGGATATAATGTTTAAGGAATTACTCTTCATCAGGGCAATCACAGATTAGATTTCCTTGAGCATCATTATCGAATTGTTTGTTGCATTTCTCACAAACTCCACCTTCTACGATTTTAATATCTGCCATACACAGTCTAGTTTATTCTTCTTTATTAGCATTTTATACATAAAAACATCCTATTTGTAGATCATTTGTGAGATTATTAGTTCCAATCATTCTAATTATTGCCATCCTTACTTTACCATTAGGTATTGCCAATGCTGATTTTATAGAAACTATGGGATCTGGAATTTATCATAAAGATAATCCTATGACTTGTATCATGGAACCTGCTCCAGAAATTCAAGATAGATTCTATAATGGAATTTTGACTATGACTATTCTTACAGTTCAAGAATGGAGTGATGCTATGGATAGTTATTCTCAAGATACTAGATTCTATAAAGAAAGTGGTTGGGATATTCCAATGAAGTTAGTCTATTATGAAAACCATTTTGATAAGAATGTAGTAGATTTTCCTGATTGTAATATATTCATAGAATTTTCTAAAGAAAATACAGGTCAACACATTCTAAATAAAAAGGCATTAGGTTATACTTCTATTGACTTTTCTCATTCTAATCATCAATGGGCTTTCATTATGGTTTATTTAGATAGTATAGAAGTTGGTCAATCATTCACTTTTTGTATAGGATGTAGTGACGAAAAGAAAGAAGAATATCAGATTGATCTTACAGCAAAACCAATGCCAACTGAAGCAATTCAAAAAATAATTAGACATGAATATGCTCACGCATTAGGAATCGGTCATTATGTAGAAGATCAGGAATTTGGAAATGATTTACCAAGTTTAATGTACCCAATAATGAATCCTTTTGCTCCAGTTATTTATGATGAGATACCTATTGCAGATAGAGAAATGTTAAGACAGATTTACAATACAGATGGGTTTGGTGGTCTAAATGGTTTAATGCCAAACAAAGTTTCAATAGAAGAAATAAAAAATTCTTCCGTTGAGCATTTCATGGAAAAATATTATTCTTATCTAGAATGATATTGTAATGGTTTGTTCGCCCATTACTTTCGGAATGAGAGTATATTGACGGAGGGATCTCTATGTCTTATTATAGAGTTCATTCAATATAAAGTTGTTGATAATTAAATATTCAAATGTTAATCGGTATTCTTTCTATTACAGATGCAAATGATGTCGGCTTTTAGGATAGAGGAAAGAAGCATATATTGAAACTTCTGCAGAATCCATAATATGAGTTGGTGAGAGACTCCTAATTAGTCGTTATTTCTTCTTAGGCATTTTGATATTCAATAATATTTCATTAGGTCTTCTAGGATTATCTCTTATCAGTGAACCCCATTTCTTTTTTAGTAGTTTTATATTTTCTTGTTCTAATGCTTCTGTTCTAACTGCTACTGCACCACCCTTATTCACTCTATGAGTAAATGTTGGTAAAATGTAATTAAGCCTACACACACCACCAAATTTCTTTATATGTTGAAGTGTATAGTCGTAATCTTCCTTTAATGTTAAACTCTCATCAAATTTTAAATCGCATTTTCTAATAAGATGTAGATCTCCTAAACAAAAATGGCGAAAACCAATAGGTCTAGTTTCACTAAAATAAAATTCATTATTGGTTGGACTAACAGCTCCTAAATACATATCATATTTCTCCATCTGATTAATCATTTCTTTTAATACTTCATCAACTGTTATTTCCTTTTTTATTTTTTTTGATCCCAAAACTGAAACCTTTTCAAGTCTTTTTAAATCATCACTGAATTGAACAGAATAATCAAATTTCTTGGCATCATTTAAAACCATATTTCTAGAATGACATAAAGCACCACTTTCTATAACTTTTTTTGCTCCTGCATCGAGATAATCTTTCTTCTCATCTTTTCCTACATACCAAACAACATCATTTCCAATCAAGTTTTGCATCTTTTCTACATTATCAGAACGTTTATGTGAAACTATTGCTTTATAACAGTTCATTTTCTACCTTTATTGAATACTGTATAGAATTTTTTTGTCTTATGATCTCTTAATTTATTTCCCCATTTCTTTTTCAAGTAATTGTAAGAACGTTTCTGACCTTCAAGTGATTTATTCATTCCACCTATTTGTTTATTAAATTTATTTAAGCCATCATTAAATTGTTGCCACCTGAATTGAGTTATAATATATTGAATAGATATGGCACCACCATGTTCTACTATATGATGTAAAACAAAATCATGGTCATGTCGTTGAACCAAGTTTTCATCAAACATGACATTGTTTGGTTTTATGTAAAAAAAGTTGGCAAAATCAACGTCAAACTTTATTGGGTTTTTCATATTATACCAAAAAACATTAGTTAATGGAGAAGTTCCAGCGAGTTTAAATTTTGTTTCTTTGAGATAATTTTGCATGTGTTTTACAGCAGTTTGAAATTTTATGGGTGTCTTAGTATTCTTTCCATTGATAATTTCTATTTGATATATATTTGTCATATCATCATCTAACATTATACAGTCATTATCATTTTTGAAAGCTTCATTCATCGCAACATTCCTAGCATGGACTAATGGAGTGCCACCATCAATACAGTTTTTAGCACCAGCATTCTTGTAATCAGTAAACTCTTCTTTGGTTATAACCCAAGTAGCATTACCAACTATATCTTGCATGGGCTTTACGTTTTGAGGTCTTCCATGAGAAAGTATAACTACGAAAGCTCCTAGTTCTTCATTCCACATTTTCAATCATCTCTTGAATCACCATAAAATTCTACGTCTTTATTTACTGTTATAGTCTTTCCTAATATCTTTGTTGGAAACTTAGTATTGAATGCTAGAGTATCTTTCGGAAAACACATTCCACCAAATGCTTCCCCACTTCTAGTTCCATACTCTCCTATTCTTTTGTCAAGTGCTACTGCTCTTTCTATTACTCTAAAATCCAATGACATTTTTCTTGATATACTTCCCATTTCGTTAAAGAATGAAATCTTAGTCGCCAAGAAATTGTTTGCAACATACTTTATCATTTCAGCTTCTTCCAAACCTGTTTTAATTATATTATCTTCTTTAATAGGAAAACTACTGTATAGTTCTTCCAGTATTTTGAAATCATCTGTTAATCCACCAATAACTACTCTGTCAGGATTAAGAAGATCTTCCAACGCATTCTTTGCTGTGAGAAATTCAGGATTGAAATAATAACTCCAATCATCTTTCTCTATTCTCTCTGATAATTTCTCATGCATAATTCTATTCGTTCTTGGTAATATCGTACTTCTAAAAACAACAGTTGTGTGACTATCTGAAAGATTTATTCCATCAGCTAAACTATCAATCACATTTTCTATTTGTGATAGATCTTGTTCTCCATTAACATTAGTTGGCGTGTTGACACAAACAAATACAATATCTGATTGTCTTACTACCATTACAGTATCTGGTAAAACGAAATGTCCTTCCTTCTTTAACCTAGATAATTTCTTTTCATCTATATCATTGAAAACTACATGATGCCCAAAATTATGAAATGATTTTCCAGTTGCTTCTCCAACAACACCACTACCAATAACTCCTACTCTCAATTCTACCATGTACTCCCTTTATCAGAGCAATCATATTCAACGCCACAATTCGGACATCTTAAATGACACGCACTTAGGTTTTCCATTTCATTATCACATCTTTCACACTTTTCTTTTTTCTGTGACATGAACTGTTATATGCTTAAAATCCTTAAAACTCTTGCTGTGACATTTCCTTTCCACAAATTCTACAATAGAACTTGAACTCCTTGAAGAAGAAGTTAGGATGTGGACATTTACTCGTATTTTCTTCCATCGTAATCTTCCTTATCTATCCAAACCCATTTACCTTTAGCATCAGGTCTGTATAATTTCTTCTTTTTATCATGTAGAATTAATCTAAGTATTTGCATTTGATTTGCTAAAGTGTAAACTGCTTTTGTTTTTTCAGGTGAGTTAGGCATATCTTCTATTTGTTTTTTAAGTTTAAGAATATTTTCCATTACCTCTTCTTCTGAAGGTAGATCCCATTCAGGTTTTCCCCAAACATTTGAAAAGAATTTTCTTCCTAATCCCATCTTCCGTCACCTCTACGCTTTTCTGATTTCTTCCAATCCTTAGCAACCCAACCAATAGTTAGACCACCAATAAAAAAACAAATTGATATTATAGACCAGAATGAATTAATGTCTGCCAAACCTGTAAACATTATTCTTTTCTCTCCTTCTGTTCATAGTGAACTAATTTCTCTTGTATATACTTAGGTAATTTTGTGAATGGAACTCCTAGATATTTTCTATCTATTCCTAACTCGGCAAACAGATTATAATTCTTAAACTTTTTTGGATCTTTCACTTTCTTTCTAAGTCCACCAACAGGATCATCATCCTCTGATAATTTTCCTTGTTGTCTTAGTAATCTATTCTTTTCTCTAGTTGTTTTTCTTTGTCTTATCCTTGCAACTTCTGTTGAAACATCTTCACACTTCCACATTTGATTCATTGTGTAATATACAAGTGTGTATCTATATCCACCTTGATTAGTGTGAAATGGTGTCACGCCATGTAGAACTTCTTGTCCAGCAAAAAATGTTAATGATAAATCTGCTATCTCTAAACCTATATTGTATTCAGGTATAGCTAAATGACCACCTTCAACTTTATCTCTAAATGCCACCATATTTGAAAAAACTTTCTTATAGTTTCCTCTATCCCAATGATAATTGAGTTGATTATTCTTGTTAATTATTCCTGAAGTGTATGGAGTATTGTTAATAGTCCATTCAGGTTTTATCTTATCTTTAGTTATTGATTCGTGATACTCAAACATCTCTGGACAACTTTCTTTATAATTTTCAGTTAGAGTTTCTCCAAACTTACAAATAAACGCATGATATTTTGCATTCTTTGTAGCCAAGTCTGCTGAAGAACAATAATCCTTTCTAATTATTTCTCTAGGAAGATAGCCGAATACTTTACTTGTAGTTGTTAAACCTGAAGTCCTTCTATTTTTTGTATAATCAATTCTCTTTACAATTTCTCTAAGAGTTTCAGTTTCTTTAGTTTTAGGTAATACAATATAGACACCAATTAATTTCTCTCCTTCCATAAGTCTGCAAGATTCTGTGAGAAGTGTATCATAATCATCATCTCTAGCTGGTCGTTTTACATATTCCTTCCAGTTAGTAATTGCATTTCTTTCAAGTTGAATTTCTTTAAGTTTCATACACTTAATCTTATCATAATGTTATTAAGTATTCTAATGAGTTTCATAGAAATCTAATAACTTTAATAGAACTTCCGTATTAGATTCTGCTTTTAATTCTTGACCTGCCTTTTCCATACGTGATAATGTTCTTTCAAATTCCTCATTACTGAATATAAGAGTAATTTGTTTGACACTTCCTTCAAGATATGCTTTCATCTTTTCATCAGTAGTATCAATATCAATTTCAATATCTCCAAGCTTTGGTGCGTATAATTCTTCCAAGTCAACCTTAAACTCATCAAATTCATATTCCTTCAATTCATCCATTTCAAGTTTCAAGTTATCTATATCCCAATCAACTTCGGATATTCTATTATCAATAATTCTTAATGCCTTTGCATCTGCTTCTGAAATATTCTTTTCTTTTATTACAGGCACTTCCTTTAATCCTAATCTCTTTGAAGCTTCTAATCTTCCATGCCCTATTATGACATTCTTTTTTCCATCAACTACAATGGGAGCATAGAATCCAAACTTCTTCATACTATTCATTATTCCCTCTACTTGTGAGTCTGTATGGATTTTGATATTTTGTTCATACGGCTTTAATGAATTTGGATCTAACATTTCAGCTTTAGGAATCTTAACCATACATTAAATGTAATATCTTACTTAAAATATCTACCTCTTTGATATTGGTTGTCTTTTTATTCCACGTTTCCAATTTCTTCTATACTCATACCAACTGTCTGCACTTATTCCATAGAACTTTCTAAGAAATTCATCAGGTGGTAGATGTTTACCTTTTAATGACCAAGGTTCTATTTTCACTAAACAAGTTCTGTTTACTTTGAAAGGTTCTATTGTTATGTATGAAAATTTCTCATTGAATGCTTTCAATCTTCTTCGTTCTGCTGGATCAATATAATCTCCTTTCTTTGTATTCTTACATTGACTTGCTAGTGCAAGCTTTTCTTTTGCCCATCTAGGAGGAACTGATCTAACATCTGCAACTCCTTTACTAGCGTATGATCTTACATTATCAAAGTGATGATAAATTAAGTAGTACATCCATTCGTATTCAAATCTTGTGCCTTTGAGTTTGTTTTTGTTTGGCAACTATCTTATCTTTCAATGTGATCCATATAGGTTTTGTTGTCAAACATTCACATTGTTTCGGTGATTCTCCACAGTCTAGGCATATCAAAACTTTACCATGTGCCAATTAGATTTACTCCTTAGTCCAAGTTGCGTTGTGCCACTTTGTTCCACTTGCTTTTGAAATACTTCCTTCAGTTTCCAAGTGGTCTAACCAATGTTTGAATTGATGTCTTGTTTCTTTTTTTCCTGAAGGAGCAGTAATGTTATCCAATAATTGTTGAACAGTTCTATCTCCATTGTCTAACTCTGCTAGAATACGAGTTCCAGTTCCAGAATTAATCATTAGTTAAACAACCCAAATATTTCTATTCCTAGATATGCTTCTAGTAGAAGTGAACCAACGAATATTATGATGAGT